ACGACACAAGCGTTGGCTAGGTGTATAATGGGTGAAGCTATGGTACGTATCAATAAGCGATACCCTGTAGCGTTAACTATTCATGATGCGGTATATTGCATTGTGCCGGAAGAACAAGCGGACACCGCTTTGGAATTTATCCTTGCCGAGATGTGCCGTGAACCACGATGGGCACCGGGCATTCCGCTGGCGGCGGAAGGTAAGTACGGAAAATCATTAAAGGATTGCTAATGTCAAACAAAGCACCAGCTTGGTCGTTCTCATCCATCACCCTGTTTGAAACGTGCCATCGTAAATATCAGGCAGAGAAGGTCACCAAAGAGATTAAGTTTGTTGAAAACGAAAATACGTTGTATGGCAAACGTCTACACAAAGCAGCCGAACTTTATATTGGCAGCAACCAAGCATTAGAAGGTGAGTTTAATTTCTTACGCCCTTACTTGGATACACTGGCGGAAATCCCCGGACAAAAGTACTGCGAACTCCGGTTAGGGATTAAGGAAGTGGATGGGCAATTGGTAGCATGTGACTTCTTTGACAAAGGTGTTTGGTTCAGAGGCGCTGCGGATCTGGTTATCGTGGGGGATAAGACGGCGTGGATCGTGGACTATAAGACGGGTAAGAGTACCCGCTCTGATCCTAGACAGCTGGCCCTTATGGCTGCAGGAGTGTTCTTAAAATTCCCACAGATTCAAAAGATCAAAGCCGCGCTTCTTTATGTGGTGCCGGGGGAAAAGGTGGAAGCCAAGTACACCAGAGAAGAAGCGTTCTCTATTTTCTCGGATCTAGATCCCCTGCTGGTACAACTTGATGAAGCCTATGCTTCAAACGTATGGAACCCTATACCCAATGGGCTTTGTCGGAAGTACTGCGAGGTAAAAGCGTGCCCACATAACGGGGACTAACATGAAGGTTACAGTCAATTCGGTAAAGCGATTATGCTCTGATGCGGACCTTCCTGTGGAGTTGGTTGAGCGGCACCTCGACGCCCTCACCACGCTGGTCATACGGGTAGCGCAATGGCAGAACAAGAAGGATGCGTCCAAGGTAAGGGCGTGGTGGTTTGAAAACAAACCCGTTAAGATGGCGAGAGGATGGTGGATGGAGATAGACCCCACTACGAAACCATTGTTTGAACTTCTTAGCACAGAGGATGATAAAGATATAATGGAATAATTACTTGCTTTGTAGGTAGTCCCATCGAGTCGTTACCGTAAGTAACTGAATGTATTAAACAAATAGGGCGTGTTATGCAGATAATTGATAACAAGGCGCTGCTTATCCGGACTAAAACTCCGGATAAGATTACGGCGTACATACAGAAAAGTAAGGTAGTGGATCAGCCTGTAGAAGGCGTCTACGATGTGCTCGTACATTTCAACATGGTCAATGCCAAGATCCTCAAAAATCTGGGCTATAAAACAACGCCGTCTCCTATCGAGGTGGACTACAACTGGCCGGGGATGTACAAGCCGTTTGATCACCAACGCACCACCTCCGCATTTTTAACGATGCATCAGAGAGCGTTCTGCTTCAATGAACAGGGCACAGGGAAAACGTGCAGTGTCGGTTGGGCAGCTGATTATTTGATGAAGAAAAAGATCATTAAGCGGGTGCTGGTCATTTGCCCGTTGTCTATTATGTCAACGGCTTGGAGGGCGGATCTGTTTAGGACGGTGATGCACAGATCAGTAGACATCGCCCATGGCAGTGCAGAAAAGCGTATTAAAGTTATTGAATCTGACGCTGAGTTTGTCATTATCAATCCAGACGGAGTGATTACAGTACGAGAAGCCCTCGCACGAGGTGGGTTTGATCTGGTGGTAGTAGATGAATGTACTTGCTTGAAGAACGCAGGGACCCAAAGATGGAAGGCCATCAACTCGATCATCCCGCATGATGGATGGCTGTGGCTTTTGACAGGTACGCCTGCCGCCCAAAGTCCTGTGGATGCCTATGGCATTGCTAAGATCTTGAACCCGAAGTCCGTGCCGTCTTATGCGGGGGCCTTCAAAGACAAGGTGATGATCAAAGTATCGACGTTTAAATACGTGGCACGCCCAGAGGCACAAGCTATAGTTCATAAGGTACTACAACCTGCAATCAGATTCACAAAAGAAGATTGTCTGGATCTTCCAGAAATTTTGTATGCGGATAGAGAGACCCCGCTCACTCCACAACAGAAAAAATACTACGAAATCCTCAAGAAAGAGATGCTGGTTGAGGCATCCGGGGAAGAAGTCACTGCAGTAAATGCGGCGATTAAGCTCAACAAACTTCTACAAATATCATCAGGCGCTGTGTATACGGACGGTGGGCAAGTCCTTGAGTTTGACTGTGGCAATAAGCTTGCAGAGATGTTGGCCGTTGTCACGGAAAGCAGCCACAAAACGCTGGTGTTCTGCAATTTCAGACACTCGATCCCCGTTGTGCAGGAGTACCTTAAAAAGCACGGGATCACCAGCGAAGCTATTCATGGGGGAGTGAGTGCAAAAAATCGTTCAGAGGTGTTTACAAAGTTTCAAAACGAGCCTAACATTCAAGTGTTGGTTATTCAGCCCGCAGCCGCGGCTCACGGGGTGACGCTTCATGCAGCGAACAGCATTGTGTGGTTCGGACCAGTGACGAGCGCGGAAATTTATCTGCAAGCTAACGCCCGTGTTCATAGGGCGGGTCAGAAAAATCCGTGTGCAGTGGTTCATCTAGTTAGCAGTTCTGTAGAAGACAAGCTATACAAAGCTTTGCAAAACAGGACGCTGGCTCAAGGATCTCTCCTTGAGTTGTACAAACAAGAAGTAGGAGCAAAGACATGATTGAATTATCCGCAGAGAAACTAGTTAAGGCGCATCTTAAATTGAGAGATGCTATATCTAAACTAGCTAAGGAATACGAGACGGCTAGGGCAGACCTTGAAGCTAAGAAGGATGCCGTGGATATGGCTATTCGAGACATCTGCAAAGAAATCGGAGCCGAGTCTATCAAGACCGAGCACGGTACGGCGTGGATATCTACCAAACCTCAGTACGTCGTTGCTGATTTCGATGTCTTACATCAGTTTATAAAAGACCATGATTGCATTCACTTGCTTCAACAGCGCATCGCGCAGAAGAACATGCAGGGTTGGTTAGATGAGAATCCTGACCTGCTCCCACCGGGACTTAGCAGCAACAATAAGCTAACGATTACTGTCAGGAGGGCTACAGCAAAAAGCTAAATTGACTATGATTACAAACGGGGGCACAATTTCTAGCCCTTGCGAATCGCCGTACATCGGCTGCGTTAACATTATATAGGTGACTTATGAACGACATTACTACCATCCAATCAGGAGTCCTTACTGCTCCTAGCTATCTAACCGAGTCTGTTGACGAGACTACCAATAATCTTGTCGGCTTCAGTTCTATCAAGCGCATCTCTATTCGCAATGGGGCTTTTCATGTGATGTCTGGCGGTAAGGAGGTTCTTACCAGCGAAGAAATTTCTTTGAAGGTTGTTATCGTGCGTGTCGCTCCAAAGACTAGCCGTACCTATTATGCGGGTGCATATACTGAAGGGTCGAATGCCGCTCCAGATTGCTGGTCCAATGATGGAGAAGTCCCAGCCACCAACTGCACTAACAGGCAGTCAAACGCTTGCGCTACTTGCAATATGAACAAGATAGGCTCAGGCACTAGAGAAGACACCCGTGCGTGCCGTTACAATCGCCGCATCGCTGTAGTTTTGGAAGATCATCTTTTAACCACTGGTGAGATTTACCAGATGATTATCCCTGCGACTTCTTTGTTTGGAGAAGGCGAAAAAGGAAAGATGACTCTGCAACAGTACGCAGAATTCCTAAAGACGGGTGGTGTGGGTATCACTGCTGTAGTGACTGAGATGAAGTTTGACCGTAGTGGGTCTAATCCTAAGCTTGTCTTCCGTGCAGATCGCTATGTTGAGAAAGAAGAGTACGACCAGATCCTGAAGCTTAAGGACCATCCAACAGCAATCGCTGCTATGGCCTACGAACCTCCGAACCGTCCTGAAGAGAAAGTATCTTTGGTTGAGATCATCCCACCGGAAGTACCCTCTACTGCACGGCCCGCAACTCCACGCCCTAAGCCAGAGCCTAAACCTGAACCCACTCTGGTAGAACCCGCGGCTTCTGTTGATGAAGCGGTTATTGAAGAGCCGACAGTTCGCAAAACCAAAGAACCTTCTACTCGTGCCGTTCCTTCAGTTGCCGCTATCCTTGACGACTGGGCTACCGACGACGACGAATAACCAATACTTTTATTGGTTGAGAAAGGGGCAGCTATGCCTGCCCCCCGCTCGTCTATACTTCGTTGGGTGCCATGGATACACAATTTCAAAAACTAGTCGCAGCGGTACTACCTGAAGCGGGAGATATCTGCATCTTCAGTAAGCAACTCTCTTCAGGGGATGTTAGGCAGAAGTTCTTTCACGACATTGGTGCAGCTGAAGAATTTATTGACAATCAAGTCAAGGCAAAATACGAAACTTATTTTGGGTGTATGACGTTTGTGGAGAACGCCCCGAACAGGTTTGCAAAACATACACACGGTTACCGTACCATCTTTATTGATATTGACTGTGGGCCGGAGAAGAAATATCTAGACCGAGACGTAGGTCTAGCAGCCCTCAATAGGTTTGTATCTTTGCGGCGTTTGCCACAACCATGGATCATCGACAGTGGGAACGGATGGCACTGCTACTTCCCGTTTGAAGAGACGGTGGACTACAACGACTGGGCTGTTGTTGCGGAAGCCTTTGCACAGACGGCTGTTACAGAGGGGTTCTTTGTTGATAGGCAGTGCACCATGGATGGTGTACGGGTATTGCGCATACCCGGTACGTACAATTTTAAGAAAGCTACAGAACCCAAATATGTATCTATTGCACAAGAAGGAGAAACAGTACCATTAGAAAAGATCAAGGCGTGCCTTGACTTTCTAGGCTTAGACTTTGCAAAGCCTAACTTTGAAATTGAAGAGATTGACGATGCCACCAAGAGTCTTATACGCAAGGGTGAGTTTCGGTTCGATAAGATTTTGTCAAGAAGTCTGAAGCAAGAGGAAACTACCATTGAGATTCCTATCAGGGAGGAACGTCCTGATGGCACCGTAAGTATCAAACACAAAAAAGAAAAATTGATCGTCAGCGCGGGTTGTGCGCAGCTGGCTAAAATTCATAACGATCCTAAAAGAAGCGAACCCGAATGGCGGTTTGCCTTGTCGATTGCTAACTATTGCATCGACAAAGATGTAGCTACGGTAGAGGTATCGAAGAACTACTACAAAGGATATGACGAAGCAGAACGGCTTGATAAGATCGCTAGGTTAAAGGCCCCGCAAACGTGCAACTATGTTCAGAATCGGAGTGATCTTGATGCAGCGGTGTGCCTTAACTGCCAGTGGAAAGGCAAGATCAAAACACCGATCTCGCTGGGTCGGCACATCCCCCCTGCCAAACCTATGGACAACATTCTTGAAGACGTTGTTCACCAAAATCTACCCCAGAAGATAACGACAATTATCCCTTCATCCTATCCACCACCGTGGTTTCGCCCCAAACAAGGCGGCGTTGCTATCTATGGTGCGGGGGAGAGTGGCGCAGATGCAGTAGATACGGATCAAGATTCTACCTTGGTATACGAACATGACCTGTGGGCTATTGGACGAGAGGAAGATCCAGATGCTGGTGAAGTCCTACGGATCGCACGACTGCTACCTATTGAAGGGTTGAAGGAATTCACTATCCCTCTCGATAAAGTCATTAATCGGAATGATTGCATGAAATGTTTAGCTTTTCATGGGGTAGCAGTAGACACTGATCACAAAGCAAAGCTCTTGCAGAAATACATGGTCAACTGGATGCACGCCTTGCAATTGACCAGCGATAAGAAGGTTGCTCGTACTCAGTTTGGATGGGCTGATGGACACACTAAGTTCATCA